AATAAGGAATTCGATTCGCTGTAATTGGACAGGATTATTTCCAAAAGCACAACTACAAACTAACGGAAGGAAAGAAAATGGATCACGATGGACAGGCTTTGGAGAGATTGATTACGAAAAAGGTCTTACCAAACGTGCGGATGGGACATTCATGCTTTGATGGGATTTCTGAAATAGAAATAACAAAAAGGCATTATGAAACCTTCAGGAGGCTACGCGGATTCGATGAATATAGCGAAGAAGCTCGGGTAATTCGCGAAGAATTGAGTTTTATTTATGAACTGCAAGAGGTTTTCAAGAATTACCTAACAACCTTATCATTTGCCTCAAAAATCGGAATCCCTGGGAGGCTTCTGGGGAAGGGTTTTGATGACTTCCTGATCGAGACAGACAAACAAGCCCTTGCAAAAGATTGCTTGTTAGGATTGGCCAACAATCCAAAATCATCCGCCATGATAATGATGTATGGAAACCCAGGGACTGGGAAAACGATGCTCGGTTGCGCGGCTCTTTGGGTGGTCCAGACAGAGCGGCAAAGCCCTTTTGAAATCCGTTACACGACAGTTTCCGGGATTGCTCGGGATGTCAGATCAACATACAAGCGGGATACCAATAAAAACGAGAGCGAAATTCTAGACGCCTTCATCTCCTGCAAGCTTTTGTTCATCGACGAAATCGGGGCATCCTTGGGAAGCGACCACGAACGATCCATGTTCAACGACGTGGTTTCGGGCCGGTACAACGCCAAGCGGCCCACGATCATGGCGTCCAACTTGGGGATCGAGGATGTCAAAGGGGCGCTTGGTGACCGGCTGGTGGATCGGATCCGGGAAGATGCGGGTAGCGCGGTCATCCCGATGGCCTGGGCGTCCTGGAGAGGAAGGAAGACGGCATGAGCGACGTTCAGACTGCCCCGAGCGCCCCACCGTCGAGCAATGGGTGGAATACGCAAAAGCGAAATACCCGTGGTGGCCTTCTGAGGACGCCGAAAACTCCTGGCATCACTACAATGGGAATGGATGGAGAACAAAAACAGGACCCGTAAAGGTTTGGCAATCAACGGTCGCCACCTGCCACGGTTTCTTTCGGAAAGACCATCCAACCGCCGAAAAGGAATGGAAGCGCCGGATTCCTGTTGACGCACCAATCCGAAACTCAAACGGACAGAAACCATTGACTAGGGATCAATATCTCGCAATGAATAAAGGAGAATCACTTGAGCTTTGATAATACCGACCATATGCGGTCGGATGTTTGCGAACGCGCAATCCTTGGAATCATGATTCGATTCCCAGGGGCAGCAAGACGGACGAAACTTTGTGATTCCGACTTCTACCCCGAACGTCACCGAGTCATTTTCTCCGCCATCATGGAAATGGTCTATTCCGGCGTGGAGGTCAACCTCGTGACGCTCGGGGTGACGCTCCGACGCAAGGCGAGGATCGAGGCCATCGGAGGGGACGCCTACCTGATGGACCTTTGCGACGAGGCGGTTTCCGACGCAGGCTGGAGCGACATCGAACGCACGCTGCGCGACAAGGCGACAATCCGCAGGGCGTTCGAGGCGATGCGCCAGATCCAGGCGAAGGCGTTGGAATGCGATGCCGAAGCCAGCGCCATCGTCTCGGATCTCCTGACGGCGGTCACCGAGATCGCAGGGACCAACGCGGACGGCGTGGTGACGCTCCAAAGCCTCACCGAGGCGGTTTGCTTCGCGGACAAGTCCCCGCAGGTGCTGACCGGGTTTTATTGGCTGGACGACATCCTCCACGTCCGGGCTGGCAATGTCGTGGTCATCGCGGGACGACCCAGCGAAGGCAAGAGCGCCCTGGCCACCGGGATCGCGCAGCACGTTTCGGAGGACGGTGAGGTCCTGTTCTGCACCCTGGAGATGAGCCCGCAAGAGCAGGCCGAACGAATCGCGTCCAGATTGACGGGAATCTTCTATTCGCACATTGCCAGAAAATCATTTGATCGCCCCGCACATGATGTCGCTAGCATTACAAATGCACTCAAATCGCACGAAATCACCTTTTGCCAATCGCCGACACCGAGCGCATTACGAGCGGAAGTCCTTTCCAGGAAAGCGCACGGAAGATTGCGAATGGTGGTAATCGACTACATGCAATTGATGCAGCCGGACAAGCGATCCAGCAACCGAGCGACGGACGTTGCTGATATTTCCAGGGCGCTCAAGCTGTTGGCCGGGGAAACAAGGGTCCCGATCATCGTCCTGTCCCAACTCAACCGCGAAGGCGACGAGGAACCACAACTCCGGCACCTCCGGGAATCGGGAGCCATCGAACAGGACGCCGACGCGGTAGTCGCGATCTGGACCAAGAAGGACCAGGGCCAAGGAGAGCGGACGATCTCGATCCTGAAACAACGGGCTGGAGTCCGTGGACAGTCGTTCCCGGTCGAGTTTGATGGACGGTACGCGAGTTTTGGGGACAGAATAGGCGACCAGCCAGCGCAGGCGGTCAATCAAGGAGGATGGACGAATGATTGACCATCCCACCGCCCCGACGCTTCCTAGGCCATCCGTAGAGCCAAGGAGAGGGGTCGAGGATCCTCTGGGTGGAGGATGGGGTGGATCTGGACCGCCTGCGGAAAATCCTTGACTTCCCCAAGCCGCAGCGGTAAGTTCAATCCACACCGACGACGCGAACCGCCGGAAATCAAGTCATCCTAAGCCGTCTGGACTCGCTTCCGAAAGGAATGGTTCGCGCCTCAGAGTCCAGGCGGTGAGGGAGTAGAAGAGAAAAATGAAACTCAACAAAACCGCGCAAAAATGGCTCCGAACAAATGAGGCGTGCGAGACCGGACACAAATGGGCCGCACGCGAATGCGCAAACATCCGCGAAGTTCTCGCAACCGCCAAACCAGATTGGGCCATCTGGACCTATCTCAGGCCGGGAATTTTGACGGAACGCGAACAATGGGAATTCGCGCTGGATTGTGCCGAACGCGCACTTCCGCATTTCGCCGCGTGGGCGCCGAACGACAATCGACCTGCCGAGGCAATCCGGATCAAACGCCTGCATCTGGACGGAAAAGCGACAGACGCGGAGTTGGAAGCCGCCAGGGACGCCGCCGGGGCTGCCTGGGACGCCGCCGGGGCTTCCTGGGACGCCGCCGGGGCTGCCAGGAACGCCGCCAAGGCCGCTTGGAACGCCGCCGGGGCTGCTTGGTACGCCGCCAGGGCTGCCTGGGACGCCGCCGGGGCTGCCTGGGACGCCGCCGGGGCTGCTTGGAACGCCGCCAGGGCCGACGAAGAACTCAAGCAAGCGCAGTGGCTCCGTGAGAACACCAAGCCGACGCTCCCGGACGAGGCACAACAGCCGGAGACGGTGGAGGGGAAGGGGGGATGAAAGCGCTAATCTGCAAGATTTCTGGGCACAAATTTGGAGACATGTTAGAAGTTAAATGGGATAACAAATACGGAAAAGGGGAGAGGCATTACAAGATCTGCGCGAGATGTAAGGGAGAGTGGATTTTCTTCTCACATTCAGAATCGGTTATTATCTGGATGCGAAAACTTCAACCAACAAGAATAGAGATCACGTTCACTGATGGGGCTCCAAATGAATAACTGCGCGATGTGCAGGTGGTGGGTAAAGCGGGAAATGGATTCCGACGCAATCGCCAAGATAGAGGGATTGCAGATAGTCCAGGATACGCCAGAGAATCGCAGATATGTTGCGATGTGCTCCGGGATCGCTCAGGAGAACCTGAAGCATGGAATCGGGGATTGCCACGGAGTTCCGCAGACCATCGAAAAGAGCGGAGCGGACTTCTGCGGGCAGTGGAAGGGGAAGGGAGATGATGATTGAGCGCATCGAATGGGCCGACTCTGTCGGATGTCCACAAGGCTGGGAAATGTGGCAACCTCGAAAACAGGACCCACAGCGAATCCAAAGCGTTGGTGAGGTAATCCAGGAGAATGACGGATATTTGACGATTTGCCCACACGGGTATATTGACCAAGATGGAGATCGCCACGGAATGGGAATTATCACTATTCCGAAATGCTGCATAACTGCGAGAGAGGTGATTCATGAATGCGAATAACTGCGCGACGTGCAGGTGGTGGAAAGAGGGAACAGCAGATAGGGTCGTGACGTATTCTGAAGCAGGCTATCAATACATTTGTCCAGCCGAGTCCAGTGAATGTAAATTTAATCCAACGCCAATCTTGAAAGGTGGAGCGGACTTCTGCGGGCAGTGGAAGGGGAAGGAAGGGAATCACGAAGCGTTCTTCGAGGCTCTAGGCGAGATCTTCACCCCTCCAACCGAGGAGCAGCGGGCGAAAGCGGAACAGGCGCTGGAGGAATGGCGGCACTAGGTTTCGCTCAGTTTCGCCCAACAGACGTATATTAAGCCCATGGGACGCCCTGAAACCGAGATACCCCCAGAAAAACTCGCCTCTGCGACAGCGGATTGGCGGGCCGGTGTTCTCTCGCTTTCGGCCATCGCCATCCGGTACGGGATCCCGTTCTACGTCCTCAAGCGCCGCCTCAAAGGCATTACGCAGGACGGCACCGCGACAACCCGCGCCATGGTCTCCGCGAAGATCGCGGGCGTCCCCAACCCAGAGATCGACGCGGCGGTAGCTGGGACGGTTGGCGTTGGGGTCGCAATCGCTCTGGATGCCATGGTCACCGCCGACCAGATCTTCCGGAACATCCTCAAGATCGTCAGCGACAAGACGGCAGTGAAAGGCGTGCTCTACCAGCCGAAGGACCTCAAAGACCTCGTCAGCGCCGCCAAGGACGCAATGGAGGGGGTCCGCAGGGTTCGCGAGCTAGACGGACCGACCGAGAAGGAAATCCAGAAGATCGAGATCGAGTTCATTCGAGCGAGGACGGAATGAGTTGGACCAACTTCTCTCTCGAGATCACTCCCGAGATCTTCGCGCCCATTGCCGCCTTCCATCGCTCCGACGCGGAGATCCAGCAGGACGGGAAAACCTTCGCGCTGTCGGTGGTCCTGACGGGCGTCCGGCCTCGCGACATCCCGCAGGTGCAGGGATACTGGCAGGATCGGATCCTGGAGAACGTGGACGCCTTGATGGGCATCGTGCGGGCGCACCGGCTCGACGGGATCGAGGGGAATGGACAGTTCGGATGGGAGGACAAGGCGTACTCGGTGGAGATCCGGATCAAAGCGCTCATCCCGGCTCCAGACGCAATCGCGGTGGTCGAAATGGAGATTCCGACGGCGTGGCTTGAGAAAGAGCTTGAGGCACGCCAGCCAAAGCGGAAGGCGAAAGCCTGAAATTCCAGATCCCCGACCAGTTCGAGCCATTCTTCCAACCTAAGCGGTGGAAATTTGCTTACGGCGGTCGGGGCGGTGCGAAATCCTGGACAATCGCCCGAATCCTTTTGGTCAAATCCCAGCAGTCCAAGCTATTCATCGTCAATGGGCGTGAGATTCAGAAGTCAATCAAAGAGTCCGTGAAACGCCTATATGAGAATCAGATTCAGATATTCGGATGGGATAAGTACTTCGATTGCCAGCGCGACATCATCCGGAATCGCGTGACGGGCAGCGAATTCGTGTTCACGGGCCTCCTGGACCACACGGTCGAGAGCGCTAAGGGCTTGGAGGGCACCGACATCTTCTGGATGGAGGAAGCGCAGTCCGTCAGCCAGAAAAGCATGGATGTCGTCCTCCCGACCATCCGCAAGCCGGGTTCGGAGATCTGGGCATCCTGGAACCCCACTCTCGACTCCGACGCCGTGCAGCGCCTCCTGGGGTCCTTGCAGAAGTCTAGCCCGGAGAAGCTATTCGCGCTGGAGACGGGGATCTATGACAACCCCTTCGCCTCCCAGGAGGCCCTAGACGAGTGCCAGCGCCTCAAGGACGAGGACTCCGTCAAATGGGGCCACGTCTACGGCGGGCAGACCGTCCGGATCGTGGAGGGCGCGATCTACGAGCGCGAGCTGTCCAAGCTCATCGACGACCGCAGGCTCACGACCGCGATCCACTACCAGCCGGAAGCGCAGACGATCCTGGCGTTCGACTTGGGCCGGAACGACTGCACGCACGTCATTCTTGGCCAGCACATCGGGACCAAGGAAAAGCAGATCTTCTGGTCCTACGAGAACAATTTCCAAGGCTTCCCGCATTACATCGATGAGGTCAAGAAAACCGGCTACCGGATTGATTCCATCATCCTTCCGCACGACGCCAGGGCGAAGACGATCTCGACAATCGACACGCCAGAGGAAATGTGCTGCAAGGCGTGGCCGAACGCTCAGATCACGGTGCTCAAGGCGGATTCCATCGAATTGGGGATTGAGCACACCCGGAAGCACTTCGCGAGCATCTACATCCATCCCGAGGGCGCGAAATGCACCTACGAGAGCCTTCGCCGGTACAAACGGAAGCTCTTGGCGACCGTTGGGCCGGCTGGAGAGCCCACTTACGGCGATCCGATCCATGACCAAGCATCCCACGGAGCAGATTGTTTCCGCTATTGGATGCAGGTCACGCCGATTCAGCGCGTAGATTTGTCGCAGATCCAATCTTTCAACATCCAACACACCAGCCCATTCGGGCGGAGATAACATGCCCACAATCAAAGCGAGCTGGAAGGAAATGCGTGCGCACGGAATCCAGCCGTCCGATTTGATCCGCGTCCAAGACCTTGGACGGTTCGGATTCAACGACGAGATTCTTGCCGGAATGCAGCGATTCCAAATCTTCCCGCAAGCGTTCTTCGTGGCTGGCGTCGTCTACGTCAAGCGGGAATCGATCTTCTTGGTGGTGGAGAAGCTGCTCCAGAACGCCATCCGTCTTTACGAGGGCGTGGAGGAGACGGAGAAGAAGGCAGCGGAGGCTCAGAGGGTCCTCGAGGAGGAGTCCGTCCCGCTGACGAACGCGGACTTCCAGCGGTTCGAGGCTGGCGAGGCTGCAATGGTGGACATCATCTCGGAAAAGCTCGCAGCGAAGAAGGAAGAAGCCAGTGTTGGAGACTGAAGCCGCCGAAGAGACACCCGTCTCCAAGGCGCCGAATTACGCGGATCCCGAGGAGCATCACAAGGCCATTTGGAAGAAGAAGAAGCTCTGCGATGAAGCGTGGATGTCCGTCTTCCAGGACTACGTCGCGGACCACCGCTTCGCCAATGGCGACCAGTGGGACGATGCGATCCTCAAGTACCGCGAGGCGAACAACCTCACCAGCCTGACCTACAATCAGATCCCCGCAAAGCGCCGATTCATCGTGAACAATGCGCGGATGAACGACTCCGCGATCAAATGCAATCCGGTGACCGGAGGTGCATCGAAGAACACCGCCAAGATCTTCGACGGGATCATCAAACACATCCAGTACAAGTACAATGCGAAGGCTGCGTACATCAACGGGCTTGACGGCGTTGTGGTGGGTGGCCTGGGCGCGTGGCGAATCTTGCCGATCCAAACGGATGACGGCTTCGACATCGAGATCCAGCGCATCATGGATCCGACCACCGTCATGATGGACCCGAACGCGAAGAAGCAGAACTTTTCCGACGCCGAATACTGCTTCATCGCCTCGCTTCTCTCGAAAGAGGATTTCGAGGCGCTGTATCCGGAAGCCCAGGCGAACGACCCGAAGCACTCCACGAGCTTCACCAAGGATTCCGTCCAGGTCTACGAGTACTGGTGCAAGAATCGGGACACGGGACGGGTCGAGCAGTACATCATTTCGGAGTCCGAGATCCTGTCGAGCAACACAGCGTATCGCGGGAAGCACATCCCCATCGTGTTCCTGACCGGCGAAGAGATCCACATCCAAGGGGAACGAACGTACAAAGGGATCGTCCGGGACATCAAGGACATCCAGCTCCTCCTCAACATCACCAAGAGCCGGACGGCGGACTACATCCAACGGTCCTCGAATGAGGAATGGCTGGTGGTGGACGGCCACATCGCGAACTACCTCCCGGAGTGGCAGCAGTCCAACCTCAACGGAAGCGGGATCAAGCGGTACTCGAACGTCGAGGGCGTGCCGCCGCCGCAGCGCCTGGACGCCCCGCCGCCGCCATCGGGCTACATGCAGGTGTCCCAGGAAGCGGACGCCGACCTCCGCGCCGCCATCGGCATCCGTGACCCGCTGGCAGAGCTGCCCGACAACGTGGCGACCGAGACGATGCAGATGCACGTCAACCAGGGCAACATCGGGACCTATGCCTACACCGACAAGTGGAACGACGCGAAGAAGTGGACCGGCGATCTCCTGGTCGATCTGATCCCGCATTACTTCAGCTACCCGCACATACGGGAGATCATGGGGACGGACGGGAACGTCTCGACGGTCCAGCTCAATCAACCTTACGAGGAGAACGGCGAACAGGTCCTCCACGACCTTTCTGTCGGCTCCTACTCGGTGGTCCTGAAGGAGGGTCCGTCCTACGAATCGCGCCGGTCGGAAGCCCTGGGCAAGCTGATCGAGATCGCGAAGACGGTGCCGAACTTCTGGCAGTTGTACGGCGACATCGCGCTGCAGTTGATGGACTTCGACGGGGCTGAGGACGTGGCCGCACGGATGCGGGCCAGCGTGCCTCCGCAGATCTTGGCCGCATCGAACGCCACGAATGCGGACAGCTCTGGAGAGATGGCGAAGGCTAATGCCGCGCAGCTCCTTCAGCAGCTCCATGGGCTCCAGCAGGAACTCCAGAAGCTCCAACAGGATCAGGCGGCAGGCATCTCGAAGATTCGCGAGGAGACGCACGGAAAGCTCGCGCTCCAGCAGAACGACCACGCGCACCAGCTCCGGCTCGAACAGATCCGGCTGCAAGGGAAATCCGCAGAGATCTCCGACAAGGGCGCGGTGGACAAGGAACTCATCGAAGCCCAGAAGAACGCGGACGCACAGCTCGACATCCTCGACGGCCACATCGACACGTTCCACAAGGGCCTCGACCACGACCACGATGCGAACCGACAAGAAGCCCGCGACCTATCACCCAGGAGTATCCTATGAGCGAGACGACCGAAGTCCAGACCACAGAGACGACCGCGCCCGAGGGTGGCCTCGAAACCCAGGTCCAGCCCGTCAAGGAGGTCGAGCGTCCCTGGAAAGCGAAGCCCGAGCCCGAAGCGCAGCACGTTCCCTACTCCCGATTCCATGAGGTCTACCAGCGCGGCAAGACAGCGGAGACCAGGGCAGAGGCAGCGGAAGCGCGGCTCAGGGAATTGGCGGCCAGGGAAGCCAAGTTCGCAGAGGTGAAGGGGCCGGAGGACATCAAGGCGTCCGACTACTCCGACCCGGAAGAATTCCTCAAGGCCCGCGACAAGGCGCTTGCATCCAAGCTCCTGAGCGACTTCGAGACCAAGGCGGCAGAGCGCACACGGAATCAGATCGTCGCCAAGCAGAACGAGGAACTGGCGACCACCTACCAGCGGAATCTGAATGAATCGTTCACCCGCAATCCGGAGATCAAAGAAGCATCAGAATTCCTGGACCGGATCCTGGATTCCGGCGTGAAGATCCACCCTGCAGTCGCGCAAGAACTTATGATGGACGAGAATGTCGGGGAACTCATCTTCGACATCACCACGAACGAAGCTCTTCTGAATGAGATGTTCCGAAGCAATCCCGCCGACTTCATCCGGAAGATGCACAAGATGAGTGCCCGGATCGACCGAGAGGCCCGATACGCGAAGAAGGAGGAAGGCGAACCGATCCAGGCCCTTGAACGGACCAAGCAGGACATCGCCGCCGCCATTCCGACCCAGCTCAAAGGGGCCAGCGCACCCGTCAAGAAGGATCCCTCCAAGATGTCGCAGGCGGAATACCGCAAATGGCGGGAAGCGGGGAAGTAGGAATAGTGTTATATTGAATCCGTTGGCCCTGGACGCCCTGTGACGGCGTAAAACTCAGCCAGGGCCAACGCTTCGAGCAGAATCAAGGGCAGACCTTGTAAAACTCCTGAATCGTCCATCTAGGCACCATTGCTCACCGCCCAGATGTGTACCGAGCGCAGTCCAAGCACGCACTCCAACGAAACAGGTGTCTCAATGTCTTCTCTCCTCACTCCTGCGATCATCTCGCACGAAGCCCTGCTCAACTTCGAGAATGATCTCGTTTTCGGCAACAAGGTGGACTGGTCCTACTCGGACAAGTTCGCGGACCCGATTGACCAGATCGGCAACTCCTACACCTTCCGCAAGCCGATCAACGTCCTCGTGACCGACGACAACATGGCTTGGGTCGCCGCCAACTCGACCGTCCAGGAGAACGCCGTCACGATTTTCGTGAATCGGACCCTGACGACCCCGCTGTCGTTCACCGAAGGCGACTTGATGTTCAAGCTGGAGAAGTTCAGCTCGCGCATCATCACGCCAGCCATGGCGACCCTCGCGGCCATCGCGGACGCTCGCCTGCACAACTCGATCATCAACAGCACGGTACCCGGTGCCAACGCGGGCGCGGGCCTCGGTACTGCGGGCTTGAATACCGCCTCTGCCGTCCCCAACGCAGCAGGCTACGCCATCGGCATCTACGGCACCGCCATGACCGTGGCGCTCATCATGCAGGCCAAGCAGATCCTCCAGGACCAGGGCATGCCCGGAAGCGACGGGGATTGCCACGGCATCCTATCCACGACCGCCAACGCGCAGCTCGGACAGGCCAACCAGACGGTGTTCTCCCCCCTGCTCAAGTTGGATGAGATGTATCGCGCAGGCGTCGTCGGCGTCCTGGCAGGGATCAAGTTCTCCTTCTCGCAGTCCCTCGCCTCGCACACCAATGGTTCGACCCCGTCCTTCACCCCTTCGGCTGGCTCCATTGCCACCGGATGGGCCGAAACCGGGAGTCTGACCGTGGCCACGATGTCCGGCACCGCGAACCCTGGCGACGTGTTCGTGGCCCCCACCACTGGGCCGTTCATCGTGAACCCCCTGACCAAGGTCACCACCTCCGAGCCGTTCCAGTTCCAGGTGATCTCGGTGACCAACTCCACGACCATCGTCGTGAGCCCGTGCCCGATCACCGGAGGCCAGTACCAGAACATCAGCGCGACCCCCAACGCGGTGGTCTTCTCGCTGACGGGTGGCGCTTCGGTCGGTGCCGCTTCGCAGGGGCTTTCCGGCGTCGAGTCCATCATCTTCCACAGGAAGGCAATCCAGGCGGTCTCGCCCGAATTCACGATCCCGAAGAAGTCTTCGATGGACATGGCCGAAGTCCTGAAGGGCGACGACCTGGAAGGGTTCAAATTCAGATTTCTTCGCGGCTACGACATGATCGGCGCTTCGGCGGCGTTCGGCGGCGGCGTCGGCACGGGTGGACCCGGCTTCATCTCCCGGCTGGACTGTGCCTACGGCATCAAG